TAAAGCACTGCTCACTATGGCAAGGGTGTTTGGCATTACAGACCCGGTAATTGGTCAGTTCATGTCCGTACTGTGGCACTAAGGAGCTAAATTGACCATTAATAATGATCAACTACGCACCACAGTCACCGCCGCGCTCCGCCTCCAGCAGCTCCTGTCAGCCGTTGCTGACGCCCAGTGGCAGCCGTCCGTCACCCCCACGCCCCGTGAGGACACCACGGAGCGCAGCAAGGGCGGGCACAACGACCCCACGTCGGCTGTAGTCAGCGATGACCGCCGCCTCGCGCTCAGGGCTGCAGTGGTGAAGGCTGAGCACACGTTGGAAGCGTTCGCGGGGTCGTTGGGGTTCGCGGCACGTGATCTGCAGAAGGCACTTGCGCAGTGGGAAGGGGAGTGATAGGGTACGATTATGAATTACATTGAGATCGAAACGTCGGAGAATTCAAGGCTGGTAAGCTGGGTTCGCATTTATGGCTCAACCAGCGCGAACGATGCCGTTGAATGGGGTGAAAAGCTACTTTCTGGGTTTAGGCCTAACGACCCGACGCAGCCACGGCTGCGAATAACTGACCGGCACGGCGTAGTCACCGGCACCTTTTTCGTAGACTAGACACCTGAGGCCCAGGCGTGCTACACTCATCGTGTGGCCGCCTGGGCCTCACTGATTTTGGAGGATGATATGACTGCACCTATACGCACAGACTATGTGACCAGTGCACTAGACTTCGACGCGGATGAGTTTACTCGTGCCTCGGCGGGTGTCGTTATGCTTGATGAGGGTCAGCTCTGGACTCGTCTCGCTGAAGGCAACATGGTCTGGGATCGAACGTCTCCGTGGGTGCACATCCGCGCGGCACTGCAGCGCACGGCACGCACGCATGTTCGTGGGAAGGCGACGCCGGATGAATGACCTCTACTCCGACATTTTCGTCACGAAGCTGCGTGCCCCGCTAACGCCTCAGGAAGAGGCCGCCCTCATCATCCCTGCCCAGGCCGGTGATAACGCCGCCATGGCCCGTTTGCTGCTCGCCTACGGTGGTATCCTGGTGAAGTCCACCGCCCGCATCCGCGCGAACCAGGAAGATGCCCGGCAGGCTGCTATGCTCGCTGCTGTGCAAGCTATCCGGGACTTTGACACGACCCGGTATGCCCGGCTCGCGCAGACGTTGAAGTACGCCGTGCTTGGTGCGCTCGAAGAGCTGACCGCCGACGAGCGGGGCATCCGTATTCCACGGATGACGATGCAGCGGTATCTGAAGGCAATGAGCATGGCAAACCATGACCCGAACGAGGCAGCGAACTTGGCGCAGTCCGTGGACCTGGCGCGGGAACGCTTCTGGGCGGTGCACGATATCGTCGCGAACAGGTTTGAGAACGTTGACCGGCTGGCCGGGCAGTCCGGGGGCACGGAAGCCGGTGACGGGTGGGTGTACCGGGAACCACGCTCGTTGGTCACGGAACCCTCTCAGTACGCCGCCGAGGATCGCCTCATCGCGGAGCTGGCGTTGTCAGCGATTGACGACGATGAGGACACGGTGGTGCGGTATGTGTACGGGTTCACCGAGGGTGATCCTGTGCCTGCCGAGGAAGTCGCCCACCGGCTCGGGGTGCAAACCCCCGTCGTGCACCGTCGTCGGGCGAGTGCACTGGGGAAAATGCGGGCGAAACTGGGCGTTGTGTAGGCACTTTGTGCTGACATATACCCCCGCAAGTGCTCGTTTTGTGTCGAAATGTCGTTTAAACCTACATTCTGTATTCCTTGCATTAGAGTAGTAGTCGCTTAGGAAAGGAATAGGAAATGTAGTTTAAATCGACATTTCGACACTACCGACGTCACAGGGCACCGCCCGGCTCGACGTTCGCACCATCGGCAATGCGCCGGAAGGGGTACAAACCTGGGAGTTTGCCTGGCGGGTTGCGGCGGGGCAGGTTCGTGTGTATGGTTGAGGTATCAGCAAGGCACCACCAACCAAGGAGCTACCATGAACGAGTACACCGAAGCCGAACTTACCGCCCCGGGCGTCGAAAACCGCACTGCCGGAACGGTCATGGCCGGCGTTGTCATATTTCTGGCGCAGCACCCCGAACTGCGGGCTATGGCGGCTGAGAACGACGCAGAGCACTTCGTGGAAGGGTGCCGCAACCCGGAGTTCATGCGGAAGTTCGCGCAGGCTCTTGCTACCATCCGCACAGCGGCGCTGACTGCATAAAGCACCGCCCCGGCTGTCGTAGCGCGGATCGTTCCCGCGCCGGGACACCTCATGCTAAGCTCGTAGTACACAACGAAAGGAAACCCCATGAACCCCAAGGAAACCTTCTGGTGCGCGTTCTGCACCGATGAGCACACGACGACCCCTGAGCTGTTCGTTGCGCATTCGCGTGCGACGATTGCGGGTGGGCGATGAGCGAGAGTATGCCGACACGCGAGCAGATTGCGGAGGCGCTGTACAACCGTTGGCGGCAGGCACATTCCGGCTCGCTCACATGGGGGACCGACGCCGACTGGCGACGGGCTGAGTTTTACGGACCAGCCGATGCCGTCCTCGCCCTGTTCTCGCAGCCGTCCCCGAGCACCCCGAGCGCCGAGCCAGATGTCGACGTGTGCTTCTACTGTCTCGGGGCCGGTTACCACGACGGCGGTGACATGCGGGACGACGAACCCTGCAGCGCGTGCCGGGGAACGGGCCTAGCCGAGCCGCCCCGCATCGAGGACATGGCACCGGGGACTTCGTTTACAGCTAGCCGTGACTGGGGCGCGCGTCTGGTGATGCGGTTCATGGTTACCAAGAGCAGCCAGTGCGTCGATCACAACGGGACGTGGGCGAATGCATCCAGCATCGACCCGTCCACCGTCCGCGACGTCACCCCACCACCCACACACTCTAAGGACAACGCATGAGCACCTACACTGACACCCGTGATGAGCAGGACGCCGACTACCAGCGCACCCTGTTCATCGATTCGCTCGTTGACCAGCGCGCTGAGGTGACGATTATCCTGACGAACGGTGAAAGCCGCACCGGGATGGTGTCGCCGCATCCGACCGAGCCGGGTGAATACCTGATCCGTGCCGATGAGTGGGATTTCAGCGACCGGGGCGCGGCGTTCGTGTTCGCGGTGGAGGATGTGCGGACGGTGGTGTTTGAGTGACTGCCCGCTACGAAGTCACCGACCTTCCCGGCACGGCCCTCGGCCCGGTGTGGGTGCATGACACGGATATGAACCGCTGGTACCCGTTCGGTGACAACGAGCGACCGGCACATGGCTTGTCTAGCCCTGCGCACCTGGTCGCTGCGGAGCTGAACGCAGGTACGCTGCGTCCGTCATTTCTAATCGCTGCTGACCCGTTGAGTGGAGGACTCGTTGAGTAATCAAACGGCTTCAGAGCTGCGTGAGTACGCAGACCTGTACGATGACGTGGCAAATGACCCATACGACGCCCCAACGTTGCTCCGCGCCGCCGCTGCCCAGCTGGAACTGTTGGAGCAGGTCATCGACCAGCAGGACATGTCGTGGCACCGCCTGGCGGATGAGTACCGGCTGAAGCTGGCGGACGCATTGGACGCACTCGCCGTGCGGCAGCAGGACGAAGCTTGGTTGCTGAGTGCCCTTGCCGTCACCGGTGACTACCAAGAGGTCACCCGCGTAGAGGTCATCGATTCGACTGGCCGTGTGTTCACCGCCCGCTACCCGCCCGGCGTGGTCGTGCAGGTCCAGGATGACGGGCGCACCTTGAAGGTGTTTGCGGGGAAGCCGCAGACGCCGGCGAAGCGTTCGAGAGCACGCAAAACACGAAAGGATGAAGCATGAGGTACACGGATGAAGAAATTAGCCGTGGCGTGCAGTTTTTGAAGTTGTTGAACGTGCCGGTGACGGCAGGTCGGCTCCGGGTCACGCTCGGGACGCTAGCGCGCCGTCCGGATGAGTTTGATAGGGACAACGCTTGGAGCGAGTACGCGCAGGCGAACTGTTCTTCGTTCAACGCCGACGCTCACCGTGATTTTAACGGTGGCTGGGCGGCATACGCGGTGAGGTCGCGTTAGATGGACGTTGACGAGTACCTCCAGCTCCTACGGGGCATGACCCCAGACGACAACCCGTACACGGGCACGCAGTACGAGGCGCTGTCACCGCAGCTGCTCGCCTTGGCGCACAGCATGGCGGATTATGTGGATGCTGCGCGGACGGCTGAGAGCTATGTGCAGGCGCTGGTAGCTGTTCAGGAAATGCTCAGCTTGTTTCCGAAGCCGGACTTGCGTTTCATCGCCGGTGCGCGGTACGATATTCAGACACTGACCGAGAGGAAGAGCAACTATGAGTGACAATGAACTCACCCCGTCTGAGGTTGAGGCTGACCTGCAGGCGAGCCTGTCGCGGCAGACGCTGCTGTTCGAGGCGAACGCAGCGGCGGAGGACTATTATCCTGCGCTGAACCCTGACGCTGAAGAGTTGACATACCCGCGTTCGGCATTGCGAGGTTTCAATCGTGCCGCCTTCGTTGAAGGTGCTACGTGGGCTGCCGACCGTATCGATGCGCTCGAAGCCGAAGTCGCACGACTGCGGGACCAGCAGGCGCATGCCTGGAGCGAAGGATGGATGGACCGAGCACGCCGCGACAAGGTGGCCGGACATGAGCCGGTGGAAGCCCCGCAGCGGCTGAACCCGTACAAGGGGGCTGCGAAGTGACCGCCGACGATCCACTGAAGGTCGGCGACCGCGTCCGCGTCGTGCGCTCGAAGGCGGGCCACGGGACGTGCATCGGCAAGGTTGGAACGGTGAAGGCCATCGACCACCTCAACACCATCCACGCCGACTTCGACGGCGGCGCGGGCCACTACGGCCCCGCCTCCGACTTTGAGCGCATCGACCCCGAGCCGACGACCGAGCCTACCGTTACCCTGCCCGTGGCGCTGATCGATCGGCTGACGATGGCTGCCAGTGGGCGCGACGTTACCGACACGGCGGCAGTCGCTATGGCCCACGCGCTCGCTCACCCGAAGCCCGCCCCACGCCGACTCCGGGTGGTGGACCTGGATGAACTGCGGGGGAACGTCGAGGCATACCAGTTCGACTGGGAGCCTTACATGCGGCAGGTCGAAGCCGCCCCGGACGTGCTGGCGATCGTGGCGCGCGAGGTGCGTGCGGGCGACATGATCGGGCGCGCCAATGAAAACGAGATCATCGGTCGCATCCGTGCCGCGCTCGAAGAGGCGGTGGACCGATGACCGACAACGGCGGAAACGTCGAAAACGAGTGCGAGATGTTCGGGCACGACGACGAACTGATGGGCGATGAGGACGGCATGCGTACATACACCTGTCGCCGGTGTGGTGCTGAGTGGTGGGAGGACGACGACGATGACTGACATCCAGGCAGCCCGCGACGCACTCGCACGGTGGGGCGAGGGCACGACGAAGGACCGATGGGTCACACGCCTGACCAACGCTGTTGAGGAGTCGATGCAGCCCGGCGGGCGCGTTGTGGCGTTCGACGGCTACACCGGTGCAGACGCTGCCCTGATCGTCGCCATGACCGACCCGCGCCTCCGCGCCGCACTCGACGGGATGCTGGCGTTCGCTCAGGAGGAGTACCTGAGTTGGTACGGCCCTAACGGACGTGCGGAGGACGACGGTGAGCCAGAGCCATATTTCCTCCATTTGGAGCGCATCGCCGCCGCCATCCTCGACATCGACAAGGGGCTGAACGCATGAACGCGGTGAAGAATGTGGCACCAGTGCTCGTCAGTAAGCCGCTTGCGCAGATCGTGACGTTCTGGCGACCAGGCTCACAGGATTGGTTCTGGGCGGATGAGTACACCGACCTCATGGGGCCGCGCCGAGAAGGGACCGACGCCGTGCACGAACGAGTCAAGGCGGAGGGGTTCGGCTTCCTGGACCACATCGCCCCAGTGCTCCTCGGGAACGACGGGCGCGTGTGGGACGGTCATCATCGCATCTGCCTCGCTATCAAGGAAGCCGTGCCGTCGCTCATGGTCGAGATTGTTGAATTGGACAAAGGAATGAACGCATGAACGCTGACGAACTGCGGGCGCTGCGAGACGACTGCAAACGACGGGCGGATGTGGCATGGACTGACCAGCATGCGAATTGGATGCTTAACATTGCTGATGCACTCGACCAGGCCGCGTCCGACCGGGCAGCACTCGAACGAGTACGGGATCGGCTGCGCCGGTGGGTGCGGGATGAGGACGACGAAGACCTTTGGTTCGCGATCTACGCATCACTCCGTGACGAGCAGAAAGGGCTGAACGCATGAACGCCGACGAACTGCGGGCGATGGCCGGGGAGCATCGACGTGCGCGACGCGGGACGCGGGCCGTGGTTGCGTGGCATGAGCACACCGCCGACGCCCTCGACCAGGCCGCGTCCGATCGGGAAACACTCGAACGGGTGCGAGCGCATTACGAAGCGCTCAACGGATGGTGCGTGGGCTACTTCGGACGTGATGAGCCGTGGCCTGGTGGCTTGGACCAGCGTCTTAGCGCACTACGTGCTGCCCTCCGTGACGAGCAGGAAGGCGGCACCCGTTGACCGGCAAAACTATCCGCAACTTCCACGGCGGCGACGTGTGGCGTGACGATGACGGCACGGTTTGGGTTCGGCAGAGTCAGCTTGTGGAAGCTGTCGGCAACGCTCAGTACGGCCTAGAGGACGTGCGTGCGGACCTCGCATGGATTTCGGCCGACCGTGAGCGTGACTTCAACGGCTGGCTGAGCAATCACGACCGAAACGTTCGGGCGCAGGCGTTGGACGACGCCGCAGACGCATGGATTCCGGACGAACAGGACGGACTCGCACGCTGGTTCGACTTCGTACCCGACCGGCTGCGCGCACGGGCCGCACGAATTCGATCAGGGGAGTTGAAGGAATGAGCATCTGGGTGCCGATCACCGCCAGCCTAATCCTGTATGCTATCGCTGAGTTGATCGATTGGGTTCGACGTGGGAGGATTCCGCATGACCGAGTACGGTGACTGTGCCGAGTGTGGTGACGTGACGGTGAACGCCCGCTTGTGCGATTGGTGCCGTGACCATGAGTGCTGATCTTGACCCGGTAGACGCTGCGCGGGCCGCTGAGCGCCTTGCATGGCGGTTGGCACGTTCTGGTAAGGACTGCAGTTCCTGTGGCGTTAGAAAACCGCTGGGGGCGTTCCGAACGGACCTGCGCTCGCAGACCGGCGTGCGGGGCACGTGCAAGGAGTGTGAGAACGCCGCGGAGCGCGCAAAACGGGAGCGTGGGTAGCGTGGGGTTGCGTCGGCTGTAATGAAGTGTTATGATTGCTAGCATGATCGAGTCCATCGTAAACGCAAGTTCGCTCGCCGCATGTAATTTGGCAGTAATCGCAGCCAACGAAGACGGGTACACGCCTCACGAAATTGGCGTAAGCATTCGTAAGTGGAAACAGCGCACGACGGTAGAAAGAGCCAAAAATGTTTGATCGAGGCAACACACTGCCCGACGTCGACACGCTGGCCAAAATCATGTACGAAGCGCTTGACCAGGGTGCGTCGTGGGAAGGCATGGTACAGGACGCGGTTATGGATGAGTGGTGGGCTGCCGAGGTAGGGCAGTGGCGTAAGAGTGCTCAGGCTGTGGTGGACTATTTGAAGGAGACAGTATGACCGCCCCAACGCCAGATCACTTTCCGCCGCCCGGACCTGACTACTGGTCTTACCGCTGCCTGCGCTGCGACCAGCCGGTCCGTCAGCATACGCTTCGTTGGTTCGCGTTTTGGCGAAAGGAATGGTGGAAGCGATGATCGCCCCGACCCCGGACTACTTGCGGGTGCTGGCGGACGATGTGCTGCACACGGTCGAGCACGGATATGAGTTCGCGCCTGAAAACGTGGTCGTCGCTCTCCGCGCCGCCGCTGACCAACTCGAAGCGGTGCGACAGGTTGTCATTGACAACACCTTCCAGGCGTTCGATGGCGAAGAAGTTGTGTACTCCGATCTTGTGATGGAAATCGTCTGTCGCGCCGATACCGCACCTCAGGAGGACCGTAATGAGTGAGGGGCTGACCGACTACTACTGCCCTTTGTGTGGTCAAGGATTTGAATCGCTGCGGGCATGTTGGGCGCACGAGTTCGACACCCATGGTACAACACCAGTGAGGGGCGAACGATGACTGACCAGATAGACACAGATGCGCTGCGGGAAGTAGTCCTGGAACGTTCGTCCGTATTGAATATGGATGAGGTGGCGATTGTGGATGCTGCCGCCGACGAGATGGACCGGCTGCGAAAGGAACTAGACAAGGCAGTCTGGGATAGTCGGGAAGCGACAAACACCGCTGAATACGAACGTAGGCGCGCGGAGAAGTACGAGCGCGAGCTGGACCAACTGCGAGAGGTGATCGAGGACGCACCGCATATGGAGTCGTGCCGCATGTCGTACCTCAGTACCTACCCCACCGCACGATGCACATGCTGGAAGGCGGACGCGCTGTGACCACCGCGACCTAGTGGTATGCATGTAGTAAATGACACAGAAATATCACACATCCTACGCCCGATCAGCGCCCGAGCCACATGCTGGAGGGGTTGACGACGTAGGATTTATGCCGGGCTGGTGTAATGGTAGCCACGCCGCACTCAAAATGCGGTGTCGTAAGACGTCAGGGTTCGAGTCCCTGGCCCGGTACGCAGGGTAGTAATAGTGCTCCGGACGAAGCGCTCAATGCTTTCACAGCCGCATTAGCTGCTGACCTGTTCTATGGTCCTGGTGTAATGGCAGCACGGCAGTCTCCAAAACTGCTTGTCTAGGTTCGAATCCTAGGGACTGTGCTTAGCGCCGCCCCTCGTTGACGCTTCCTCGGGGCGGTGCGCTAGTGAAGGCGCGCTACCCGCCCTCTCCTAGCAGCCCCAAGCATTCCGCTACCCGCGTTGAGTGCTTGGGGCTTTCCTGTTGCCGCGACACATGTCAATACAGTCACGCTATTGACACTATCGGGCAGTTACTGTCAATAAGGTGCCGTTATGGACGAAGAACAGTACGCACTGCTGCGTATCCGTGCTTTGCGTCGTGACGGGTATAGGTGTCAGGCAAAGGGTTGCGGAGCACGCACAGCCATGGTCGGACAAGCAACAGGGCTAGACGGGGACAGTATCAACCTTGCGGCGTTGTGTAGCTTCCATGTAGCGCACGGTTGTGATAGGCGGAAGCCGAGGACGGCGTGACGAAGTACGGCAGCAACTACGAACGTGAACGAAGCAGGTTCAAGGATGAATGTGCGGCGCGCAATGATCCGTGTTGGATATGCAATGGCAGGCTTGGCCCTATTGACTACGTGAGTGTGTACACACGTGGCGCTACGCCGCAGCCGTTGCTGTTCAATCTAGACCATGTCGTACCTACCTCTCTGGGTGGCGAGACGGTGCGGTACTCTAACTTTCGCCCGGCACATTACGTATGCAACGTAGGCCGCGGGAACACCACGCGTGGGCTGTATCCTAATAGTCGGGAGTGGTAATGGGTCATGCCCCTGACGTTCCTTGCATCGGTTGCGGTAAACTCACTTGGTCTGGCACTGGTTCGCTCCCTGGTAACTTACGAATGTGCCGAGGGTGCAGGGCGACGCTTCCTAAGAAGGCACGTGATAGATCGTGGCGGCCCGGCCCAGGCCACCCGCGATGCTCGACTGTAGATTGTGACCGGGCCGTGCACGCCCGTAGCTTGTGCAAGAAGCATTATCGTATTGAGCTAAAGCGTACGGGCGAATGGTCGCCCAGCCCAAGCGATAGTTGGAATGACGCGCGGCGTAGCGCTTACCACAGGCGCAGGGCACGGATGCATGGTCAGCCAAATGGCGACAAGATTATGCGGGCAGGTTTACGTGAACGAGATGGGGACGACTGCGCGCTGTGCGGGTTACCCATTGACTGGGATGCCGCCTGGCCGTTGTCTAGTAGCCCGTCTATAGACCACACCGTGCCGATTAGTCGTGGTGGAGCGCACAGCATGGATAACACAACGATGACGCACCTTGGGTGTAACATATCGAAAGGTAATCGACTGCCCTGAGGGGGTGGGAGGGGGACCTTATCGGCACCCTTCCGGACCACCGGGGCGTGGACGTCAATCTCCCAGCGAGATTTTCAAAGTAAGCAACGGATATTTTTCCCTGATTGGAGCGGTCATATGCCAGGACGCAAGCCTCGCATTTTGACCACCATTCAGCGCGCGCTGGAAAGCAAACCTGGAGAGGAATGGCAGCGCGAATTGGCGCTGGCATACGCCGCCGATTTGGATATCAAAGCGAACGCCGCAATGGGCGCACAGTTGCGAAATCTGATGGAAGAGATTGGCGCAGCCTCGGCTGGGCAAAGTAAGGACGTGGGGGATGAGCTTGCCGCTGCTCGAAGCGCCCGTCGCGCTGCCGCGCGTCAGGTCGGTTCCTGACTACGCCTACTCCACCGGCGAAGAAGCAATCAAGCTCGCTGATAGCGTCGGGCTGCATCTAGACCCGTGGCAGCGTTCCGCAGTCCTTGATATCATGGCGGAGCGTGCTGACGGACGCTGGTCGACGTTCGAGGCCGGCCTGGTTGTGCCCCGTCAGAACGGCAAGGGCGCGATCCTGGAAGCCGTCGAGCTGGCAGACCTGTTCCTCATCGGCGCAGAGCAGCCTGACTTCCTGGTCATCCACACCGCGCACGAGTTCAAAACTGCTCGCGAGGCGTTCCGACGTCTGCTCAGGTGGATCGAGAATACGCCGTGGATGGACCGCAAGGTTGCCCGCAAGGTCGCCGGCAACAACGAGCAGTCCGTAGAGCTGCATAGTGGCGCGCGGATTCAGTTCCTGGCGCGCTCCGGCGACTCTGGTCGTGGCTTCTCCGCCGACCGGCTGATCTACGATGAGGCATACAACCTCTCCAAAGAGACAATTGCCGCGTCCCTGCCGACGCTGAGTGCTCGCATGAATCCGCAGGTGCTGTACACGTCGTCTGCCCCGTTGGACCACGAAAAGTCAGTGGTGCTGCGTGAGGTCATGCGCCGCGGGCGGCAGGAACCCGAGGGGCGCGACGCGCCTACCCCGGAGCCTGACCGCAAGCTCTGCTACATTGAGTTCAGCGCCGACCCCAAGTCAGACCTAGACGACGTGGCGGCGTGGGAGCAGTCGAACCCAGGCATTGCGTCGGGGCGTAACTCGGTCGAAATGATCGAGAACCTGCGCTCGGCCATGTCCGAAGTGCAGTTCGCTCGCGAAATCTTGGGTATTCTTGACGAGTCTAAGGGCGCAGCAGTCATTGACCCGAAGCTGTGGGCTGATGCTGGCGACGTGCTGTCGACCATGCTCGACCCGGTGGCGTTCGCTATCGACGTCAACCCTGATTCGTCGTTCTCGTCCATCGCGGTCGCAGGGCGACGTGCCGACGGGCTTATGCACACTGAGGTTGTGGACCGGCGTAAGGGCACGGGCTGGGTCGTGGACCGAGTTGCAGAACTGGTGGAGCGCTGGAAAACGGTTAGCGTGACCCTCGATGCTGTCGGCCCTGCCGGCGCGCTCGTGCAGCGGTTCGCAGCCGAGGACGTCGCGGTCGATATCGTTAGCACGCGCGAGTACGGGCAAGCCTGTCAGGGGTTCAAAAACCTGGTTGACGATGGCGAGCTGCGGCATAAGGAACAGCCGGGCTTGACGGCGGCGCTGGAGTCCGCACGGAAGCGCCCCCTTGGCGATACCGGCGCGTGGGGCTGGCACCGTCGTGACACGACAGACATTACGCCCCTTGTGGCGTGCACCTTGGCAACGTTTGGTTTTGCTAAGGCTGCTGGTGGCGCTGTAGATAACAGTGTCGTGGTTTTCCGATAATGGAGGTTCAGTATGGCACTGAGCGTAACGGAACAGGCTATCTTTGATAGTCTGCGCAACACGCTTGTGTCAGAGCGTACCGACATTGACCGCCTGAACGAGATTTACCAGGGCGTTGCCCGGCTCGCGCAGCTGGGGTTGGCGATTCCGCCTGAGCTGCAGCGGTTCACGGTCATGCTGGATTGGGGCCGCACCACGGTGGGCGCGGTGGAAACCCGCCTCGACGTGACCGGATTCCGCATGCCGTCTACCGGCACGCCGGATCAGACGCTGTGGGATGTCTGGCAGTACAACAACATGGATGAGCGGCAGACGTTTGCGCACACTGATGCGTTGGCGTTGAAGCGTTCGTATGTGTGTGTTGGCACGAACCCGGACGACTCGGCGTACCCGATCATCACGGTTGAGTCGCCGCGGGAAATGATTGCTGCGCGTGATCCGCGCACCCACCGGGTCACGTGCGCTTTGCGGCTGTACGGCGACCAGGACCAGTACGCGACCCTGTACCTGCCGAACCGCACTGTGTGGCTGGTAAAGGGCGACAACGGTCTGTGGGTCGACCAGTTCGAGCCTGATATGCACAACCTTGGTGCGCCTCCGGTGCATGTGCTGGTGAACCGTAACAGCGCAACGTGGTTGCCTGGCCGCATCACTGAGGGCACGTCCGAAATGGACCTGGTTATTCCGATCAGCGACTCAGCGTCGCGAGCAGTGACGAACACGCAGCTGCTACAGGAAACAATGGTGGCTCCGGCCCGAGGTATTCTCGGCGCGACAAAGGGTGATTTCGTTGACCAGGCTGGCAATCCTGTTTCGGCGTGGCAGGCGTACTTCGGTGCGTTCCTGGCCTCC